AATTTCCCGAGGGTTGGCATTGTTGATGGACGTTTTCCAGGTGTACGTCAATCCACCGAAGGCGCAAGTCTGATTGTTGCTTGGCGTGCTGGTGAACGTATACAGGATGGGATCAGCGTAGAGTGACGTGCTGGTCCAGCCGCAAGCCACTAACGCAGCCTTGATCGAATCGCAAATGGCCTGAACGCTCGAAGGCACGAACTGCGTATAGTAGACTGCGCCCGCGGTCGGAATCGGAATTGCCATATCTGAAAGCCTCTCTATAGTGGGACTGTTGAAATCCCGATCTGAATGTTAACGTCTTCGGCGTTCACCGTTGGAGCCCCACTTGGATAGCGGGCCCAGAGCTGGATGCGACTGCCGCCGTCGCCACCCTGAATGGTCACGTCACCGGGAAGGTCCAAGCGAATTACCTCGTCGGTGTTGGTCAACGTGAGATAGGCCCCGTTGAGGATGGATCCTGGAACGGTGACATCCCAAAGGTCGAACTCAATGGGCTGATTCGGCGGAACGACGGCGGAAACCGACACCATCACCACCGGCCCCGTTTCCTTGAACATCACATACGGGCTACTCAGCGCCGCGAAGGAGCTGGTCAGTGCCGGCAGTGCCCCATTGAGGCTGAAGCCGTGGATTTCGTCGGTGGTGAAGCCCCTTTCACCGAAGCAGTAGATCTCGCGAATGGCCGCGTACTTCTCATCGCATTCGTTCCCGCGCCGATCCACCAGGAAGCACCCGACTACCACCGAACGGCGCCGCATATTTTCCGCGGCAATCGGAATGGTCGTTGTGACATTGTTACCAAAAATCGCCAGCGGAGTCGTCTCGGCAATATTGCGCCAATCGGCCTCTTCGATAATGAAGTAATCCGGCTCGAAGTCGAACCATTCTTCCACCGTCCACGAATCGCCATCGTTGGCCGTGATGCGGCGGACCTGGGACGGGTAACCGCTCTTGAACCCGCGAACCAGTTGGCCCTTATCTGCATCGGTCGTATTGCCACCCGGGTACTGCGGATTGGCAACCAAAGGGTCACCGATCCGCTTTGTGGCTTCATCGAAGATGATCGGCTTGTAGCGGATGGTCAGAACGTCGCCGACCTCGAGCCCGTCGGGCATCGGATCCAGAACGGCCGTGCCAGTGGGATCGTCCCAGCTCGTGATGGTGAAGTTCCACAGCGGAGCCATGCCATCGGATTCGTCCGCGAACACAGAACAGACGCGCCCTGTCCAATCGACACCGCCGCCGGCGAGCTCCCCGATCTCGATGCTGCCGTCGCCCGAGTTGACCGCCGTGATCTGAACGCCCACTGCCCCGGCATGGATGTGGTACTTGGCCTTGGCCCGAATGTATTTGTGGTTCAGGTTGGGCGCGTTGAACGTGTTCTCTTTGAGCGCGGCATCGAGCGTGAGAGAGGTTGGAAGCGAGGAACCCTCTTCGTCGAACTGCCAACAGATCACTTGCTCGGCGTCGCCGGCAAACAGCGAACAGCCGTCGAACTCGGTGTAGTCGGCTCCCGCAGGGATGGGCGGCCAAACGATTTCGCCAACGGTGATGGCGTTGGAATCTCCGGAGACGTCATCCAGCTTGAAGGTTCGGATGTTCGATGGTGGCGACCAGCGGCGAACACCGTCATCTCCGTCCTTGTAGGCGCAGACGACTACCCAATAATTGCGGCCGCCCTGCAGGGCGCCGCCCGAGTTGGCATCGTACTGGCTCTTGATGATCGGTGGGGCGACGTCCTCAAGAAACGTGTTGACGGGCAGCTTACCGGTGACGTTCAGCACCATGCGTTTGGTGCCGTCGGCGCGCACTTCATACGCCGCCCCGAGTCCGAAGGTCCAATCCTCCCGCGAGAGCAGGGGATCACCGACCGCGGGTTGCTCCTGGTACGGATCCCAGGCTGAGCGCAGAGGCGACGGGAAGAACTCAGCCGGGACACCGTTTGCCGGCACGTCCTCAGCTTTTGGCCCGGCGATCAGGTCGTACATCGTGTCGGTGATGGTCGCGCCATCAAACCCAATCGACATATCGGGGAACAGCTCCCAGCCGGTTACACGCTGGAGGCCGGTACCGCCCGGCATATCCTCGTGATCGATTGATGCGCCCTTGCCCGGTTCAACGCCGAGTGCCAGGACTGTAGACTTCCAGAAGGCACGCCGGGCCTTCTTTTGTTCGTTGTAGCCGACGCCCCCCAGCTCCTCTTTGAGGCGCGTGGTGATGATGCGCCCTGCCATCGACTTGCCGGCAGCGCCAACGAAGTTGATGGTCGAGTCGAACGCGCGGCCAACGCGTTTGATGTGGTCTTTGTCCTCGACAGGAATGGTGTCGGCAACGAAATTGTAGTCGCGATTGGCAAAGCTCGCGGTGAGCCTGTTGAAGGTCGGCTTCAACGGCGTGAGCTTCAAGGTAGTCGCGCCGTTTTCGTCGATCAGGATGTTTCCGCCGCTGAAGGAGTGGGCGGCCGCGGCGTCCTCGCGCGCGAGAATCTTGAACTTGCCGTTCGAGAACAGCCACAGGCCCAGGAACGAGTTGAGGATCTCCTGGATCCAATCCTTCAAGACCTTGATGTCTCGCAGGACGCCTTGGAATACGAACTGCGTCTCGGTGCCTTCGCCGATCACCTTGGTCGTAACCTGGTCGCAAATGAACGCGGCATCAATTGCGGCCTGGATGTCGAATTTGGTTTCGGCGTAGTCCAGAATCTCTTCGAGGTTCGTTTCGCTGGGGTTGGAGTCGTCGAGCGGCAGGCGAACGCCAATCCCGCGCAGGTAGATGTTGATCGTCACCCACGCGGGGTTAACCAGTGGTCCGACCAAGGTGCGCTCGCCCGGCGCCGTCCAGACCCAGCCTTTCATGCCCTGGGAAACCCAGACCTGCATTTCGTGTTCGTCGAGTTTGGTGAGCTGGAACCCCTTCTCGTCGACGCGGCGCAGGGAAACGAACGCGGTGCTCGCCGCGTACTGCTTCAAGTAGGTCGAAGATCCGTAGAACTCCTTATCCGGATCGCCGTTGACGACGTTGCCGCCCTGGTCGAGCGAGAAGTACTCATGCCCCCCGGCTGGATCCAGGCCCTTGACCTCGCGCCCGTAGCTCGAAGGGTAGGTGTGTGCCGGCTGCCCGTCGAGAGTGTGAAAGATCTTGTTGCCTTCGCTGTCGAACTCCCCGCCTGCAAACTTTGTGATCGGCCCTTCGCCGACGATGCCTAAGCCCTCATAGAAGTCAGACTCGTCGCGCCCGGCGACCAGCAGGGCTTTCACCGGCATTGGAACATCGGTGTAGATTTCGATGAGCGGCTGGCCCATCATCGACTCGGAAACGATGCTGGTGGCGGTTGCCGTCTGTCGGCCGAAGCCGTGGAACCCAGTCGTGTTGTCTTTAATCTGAACCGATTGAGGAGTTGCGACGATGCCGCCAAACCACCGTTCCATGCCGTGCGCGCGGCAACCGTTATCGCCAAGGTAGATGCCGTCGCAACTGGCTCCGGATGCGCTGGGGAACCGGATCAGGTTCAGCGCGCCCTGCTCGGCGAAGGGACAATAGCGCCCATCGTTAAAGTTGGCCGCGGCCTTCCAGCAGACCGGGCTAACCCGCCGGCTGGGGTACTGGAGCGTCACGTCATACAGCCCGTCGACGGCCGCGATCTCGAAGGTGTCGCGGTTGTCTTCGAAGTCGATAATGTCGCCCTTCCAGATATTCAACTTGTAGCCGGTGTTGACGTGATAGAGCGAGAACGAGATGGAGGCGCGAAACAGATCCACGCCGTCATCCGGATCCGTCACCAACTTGTTCATCACGCGGTCAGCGTTGCCGAAGATCATGCGCGCGGTGTCTGACTGTCCGCCGAGCTGCTGGCGAATGCCCGACCAGGTGATCAGCCGCGGCAGGTATTCAATGTCGCCCACCGTGCACTTGCGATCGCTGAGGTTAATATCCGGGTAGCCGTCATAGCTCTCACCGGATGCGGGCAGCAACGGGCGAATGGTGATGAGGGGAATGAATTCCTGCTCTTGTTCGAGCAAGGCTCCGGACTCGAGTTCATCGGTTGGGAACCGGTCGAGCTCGCCGGTGATCGTGTAGGTTGGGGCGTTCGCCAAGTACTCGACGAACGTGATGCCGACCTGGGCCATCTCCGCGAGGGCTTGCCAGGTCAGCGGTACATCTTCGAAGAAAACCGGGATCGACTCGGTGTCCCCGTTTTCGTCGGGCACGTTCAGATAGAACGGCTCGTATGGGCCCAGGCGCGCGTTGAAGAAGTCCTGAAGGTCTTGAACTTCATCAATGGTGAGCTGCTCGTAAGACCACATCCAGCGCCGCCGGGGCGCGCCGATCTTGAACCGCTGCTCGATCTTGCCATTGGCCGAGATGAACCGGTGAACGACGATCTTAGGCGTGATCCGCTGGCCGTGCGGGTAGTCGGGCGCGACGAGGGGAAAAGTCTCGGAAGGGGTCAGGGCCGGTACTGGGATCCGGCCGATGTAATCAGGCATTGTTACTCCGGGGGAGGTGCGAGTTCGATTAACCGAATCGTGACCGTTCCGCGGAGCTGTCCGACGCCGATCTCCTGTTGCCAATCGCTGTCGAATCGCACCGTGTACCGGCCTGTCGCGGACGCGCCCGTTTCGTCGTAGGCGAAGTCCTCGGTTTCCGTCACGTCATAGAAGTAGAACGGTCTCAAGCCGCCGTCCTGGTCTTCGTAGAATCCGCGCAGCGCGGCGAGTTGTTCGGCTGTCAATCGGAAGGTGGCGGACCACATGCGGCGGACGTTGGCTACTGTCGCGCGCCGCTGGGACTCACCACCGTTGTAATCGTTGATTACGGTCATGCCGGCAAAGGAATTCGTACGGGCGAAATCCTTCGCTAGGTTCCACGGCATGACCGCGGTGGCAGACGCGTAACCAACGACCCCGATTGGCATTAGGCCAATAGTAACCCAGGCGTTGTGCTTTGAACGGCGAGCTCACGCCGCGATGTTCCGAGTTGGCCCGCCGCGATGACACCCTTGCCGACGGAGACCGGGTTCTTGACCACTTCCCCGGAGATCGCATCCTTGGCAGCCTGTCCGTCCAGCCGGATCGAGAAGCTTTGGACGTTCACGACTGCCGGGCGGTTCTCGCCAGCCGGAGTAACGCCGGTGACGACGCGTTGTACCGGCCCGGTGAGCTGGGCGAGGCCTCCGCTGTAAGCGGTACTGAAGCCGTTTACCGTGCCGGCCGTCTGCTGGAGCTGCCCTCCGGAGAGCTGCAGCCCGACTCCGATCGGTGTGTTCTGCAGGGGGAACTTCATCGCCTCTTCAGGCGTGAGACGGCTCTGAGCATAGAGCTGCAGGTACTCGCGAATCTGCGGCGAGCGAAGGCCCAAGTCGATATCGCCATTGAAGTTCTGCTTAATCATCTTGCCGATGTCGCCCGCAGTCTTCTTGTCGATTTTGATGCGGTAAATCTGCTCGACCTTCTCCTGAATCTTTTCCGCTTGGCCTTTAATGAACAATCGGCCGAAGCCCAGGCCTAGACCGATGGCGCCGCCGATCAACGCGCCAATGGGTCCGCCGAACTTGGCCCCGATCAGCGCGCCGCCCGCCGCGGTTTCGAACATGCCGCCGATGCCGCCGCGTCGTAATCCGTCGAACGCGAGGATGCCGCCGCCGGCGAGTAGTGCCCCGCCCGTCGCCCCGCCGATCCCGCGCGCCTTCATCGCCGTTCCCAGGCCGATGTTGCCCAGCTTGGTAAGGCCGCCCTTGAGCGCGCCGAAGCTGAAGATGTTGCCCAGGCCGAATTTCCCGGCCCCGCCCGCCGTCGCCGCGCCCTCCATCGCCTCACCGCCGCCCGGGCCGCCCGCCAGTTGCACCGGACCGCTGAAGCCGGATGTACCGCCCGGGCCCAGCATGCCGCCGAAGACAGTCGAACCGGTGGGCGAGAACCCAGCTTCGCCGCCGTACATGATGCTGCTGTTCACCACGCCAGCCGGTACAGACTTCGCGCCGCGCCCCAGGATCCCGCCGAACAGGCCGCCGAGGCCCAGGAGGCTTCCCATCTGCCCGACGCTAATGCGGCCCTGCTGTGCCTGCTGCTGGGCTTGATTCGTGGCTCCCTGGAGGATGACGGGCACAGCGCCGTTGATCAGCTTCATGTCCCCGATCGCGCCCGGCTGCTCGAGTTTCGAAGTCGCGGTACCGAACGTCGGGACAGAACCCAGGCCCAGCCGCCCCAGCGCCCCGCCGAATAGGCCGCCTTGCCGTTTGGGATTGAGGGTTACCTTTTCGCCGGTGGTCAACTCGGTCAGTAGCTTGGCCGTCTGACTGGAAACGATATCCTTGAGCGCGGTCAGGAACATGGACTTGAATGCGTTGCCCAAGTTCTGGAAGATGTTGCCGCCCTTCTGGAACATCGCATCAAGCACGCGGTCCGACTGGCTCTTGAAGTCATCGAAGATTTCGCGGTTCGTATTGCGAACGAGCTCCGCCTGGCGCACGACGGAATCCATCTGCTGCTGCTCGATGGTCGCGACGCCTTCCATGTGCATCTTGATCCAGTCGTTTACGAACCCGCGTTGGATCTCGAGACGCTTGGCTTCATCGTTGCCCACCATATCGAGTTGATTCTTGGTGGTGGCGACAAGCATGCGCTGGTGTAGTTCGAGGGACTTTGCCGCATAGATCTGTTCGATCTGCAACTTCTTTTGCTCGACGCCGAGCT